CTGTAAGAAGTGCTCCTAATACCTTTAGTTGAAATCCTTTTCCGTAGGACGATAATTTTGCTAGTGATGTCATGTAACTTATTTTATTATAACTTATTTTTTGTATGTCGAAAGCGGTCTAAATATTTCAAGCCATCCTTCAACGTTTTTGTTTAGAGCTTCAATCTGATCAGCTTCTAACATGCTTAAAAAAGGAACAACCTGTAATGATGGTGTTGGCTCTTTTATCTTATCTAATATATGAATTATTTCGTAATCTCCCAACCTTGGCTCCAATAAATTCATTAAATTATAATTGGTTTTTACTTTTTCCCAATCATATATAATACCCGCAAATATCTTTTTAGTTTGCAACTTTTGTTCACAAATATTATAGATATCTTGTAACTCAAATGTTGGATCATCGACTAATCCTGGAAATTCTTTTAATAGAGTTTTTGGTCCTAATCCTTTTACTCCTGTAAGGTTATCTGAGTTGTCTCCCAGTAGTGCCTTCATGATTAAGTAGTTATTTGGAATTAACCCTATCTCCTCTTGTATGTCCTGCTTTTTGTAAGTCTTTTTCTTAATAGGAGAATATACTTCGATATTATCATCTACTATTTGTAAAAAATCCTTGTCAGAAGATACAATGGTAACTTTTTTATTATTAGCTCCAAATTTTTGAGCTAAGTAAGAGATCGTATCATCTGCTTCTACTTTATCTATTGAGATCAAAGTTATCGGCAAACACTGTAAGTATTCTACTAGTCTATGCATCTGCATAGTCATTGAGGCATACTCATCTTCCTTATCATCGAATAACTCCCAATTGGTAATCCTCTTTATGTTTCTATTTGCTTTGTAGTCTGGATTGATGTTCTTTCTACTAGAGGAAGATGCTTGTCCGTCAAATACGCAAATGATTCTTGTAGGGTCAATTGTTCTCATTAGAAATCCTATCGATCTTAGGAACCCAACTAGGCCACCAGTATGATGGCCCTGTGGATTCATTGCCTGTAGCATCGCAAAAGACCTTATGAAGGTATTCATGCTATCTACTATAAGCACATGATCATTTAGTTTTCTGTCTGGTTTTTGTTCGATGTTATTTAGTATATCTAAATAATTAGTCATCGTTCAATCCAATATCTCTAATGTCCTCTCCTGTCTCAGCTTCAATAGCTACTTCAAAGTCTGTTGATCCTAAAATAGTAGCCCAAGTGTCTTTGTAAGTGTCTTTGTACTTATCGATTGCTCTCTTCTCATCATCGATGAATCCGTGTTGAGTCATTACGATAGCTCCTCTTGACTGAATTCCGTTGATGTGATTCTTTTCAATCTGTACTTTTGTTTTCTTAGCAAACTCGTACTCTTTTCCTTTTGAGATAGCTTTGATCTTAGAAGTACCTGAATTAGTGATGTTACCAAATGTAATAATCAGCGTAGCATCGTACCACATTGCCATTCCACCTTTGTTCTGCAACTTAGGTTGTCCCATTGGATGCTCAGGTTTCATAGTCCACACTTTGTTGATTGCAACTAAAGTATTTGTGTATTTACTTCCCTCTTTTCTTGACAATAGGATTTTCTGATTCAAGTTGTTACCAAACTGAGTGGACATTGCTCCTGCATTCCATTCGTTGTTGTTCTTGTTAGAACGTACTGATAGTTCACATGGAACAGATCCTACAGAATCCCAGAAGAAACATAAATCGTAAGGTAGGTTACCTTTCTTTTGCTCATCTAGTAAATCTAAGATGTAAGCTGATACATCCTCGATAGTATTTAACGTACCTCTATCTGCATACAAAAAGAATCCTTGGTAATCTGTAACTTCTCCTGTAGACTCATCTACAACTTCTTCAACCTGTAATCCCATTGTTTGAGCATGTGGCCATGACCATTTCATCTCAGTGATGATGAATACTGGAAGTATTCCTTGCTTCTGTGCATTTACTGCAGCCTCTAACAACAGTGTAGTTTTACCTGTATCTGAATGTCCTCTTAGTAGAGTGATGTGTCCTGCTGGAATACCTGGAAGAGATGTAATGTCTTGAAAGGCCTGAGATGTCTTAATCCAGTCCTGACTCTTGAACTTTACAGACTGGGAGCTGAATCCCTTGTTCTTCTTAAAGTTGTCCAAATTAAAACCGCCTTTGATTATATCGCTAGCGGTTTGTGTTGTTGTCTTTTTGATTGCCATTCTTAGTTGAATAAGTCGTCAAATTTGTTAACTGTACTTTTGTTTCCTGCTGTGGCTGCTTCTAGTGAGAATGCCTTTTCTTCCATGATACCAGTTCCTGGAATTACTGATGGAGCTACTGGTGTTGGAGTAGGTACTGTAACTGATCCTACTGCTTCAGTTGGCTCAGTTGGAGTAGCTGGTGGTGTAGTTACTTCTTCACCTGGGTTTAAGTACTCTTGTAGTTTTTTCTTAATGTACTCGTAGTCGTACTGTGTTTGTACTTCAAGTGCATTTGGTTGGTCTTTTAGCCATGAGTTAACTTGACTATCATCTTCTGACAATACTGTTTGCTTAGGTTTGATACGAACTGTCGTACTTGGGAATTGACCTGGTCCTGCTGCTGGTGTAGTTTCAACAACCATGTCCCATCCATTCATTACGTCTGTAAAGTCACCGATATCTTCATCTTCTGCTAAAGCAAGTAATGCTTTGTAGATGTTAATACCAAAACTCCATAAACGAACTCCTTTTTCTTCTTCACCTCTTACCACTACTGGTGCAAAGTATCTTGACTTAGGAGACAATTTACCTGATAATGACCAGTTGTCTTTGTCAGATGTCTTTCTCAACTCTTTTACAAACTCTTCAATTGGATCTTGCTTTCCGTAGTTAGAAAGAGATACCATAGGGAACTTACCTATGTTGTAGTGTAGTTTGATCTCTGTGAAAGGATCTGCAGCGTTAAAAGCTGAAGGTACGATTCGGATTGTTGATTTTCCGGTAGCTGGTCTCCAATAGATTTTGTCAAAGTCGACTTTCTCTTTGTCAGAGGTTCCGTTGTTGTTTAAGGCAGCAAGTTTGGCCTTAATCGCATTAATGTCCATAATGTAACTGATTTTAAATTAAAACTCTTATTTGTGTAATATAGGAAATAGAATGCTAATATGCAACTATAATTCTATAATTCTGTGTAACTTTGTGTTAACTCTTTTAAGCTCTGCTCCTTTAGTTAACAAAATGCAGTTTTGATAATCGTTCCAATTTACTTTGAAACTAATATCAAGTACTCCTCCATTCAATGATTCGATTAATCTATTCAATGAATTGATTGTATATAGGGTGTTTGATTCCTTTTTTCTATGAACTAGGATTGTATTATCGATAAAATTAGAAATATTACCGAAGTCAACGTTGTATGTACATATGTACTCGTCTTGGCTCTTGGAATATAAAACAAATATTTTATTATAGATTATTTTATATTTTCCTTGTATAGTACTTAGTACCTCTTCTAGTTGATCTTCTGAGGAGAAAGTACAGAATAACTTGTTACTCATATCTGTAAAGTTGAACATTGTGTCGATATCGTAATCGAACTTTGCTGGTGTTAATGTATTTTGTGTCATTTATAAATATGATTTATTCTATAAAACTAAGTTATTACTATATTTAAACTTTATTGGGTACTTCCCTCCTTGATTCATTATGGTCTCTAGCTGCTCTAGTGTCTCCTTTCCATCTGACTTATCGAAGTCGAATACTATTGCATCGTACGTATAAAGAGCTAGCTTACTCTTCTTGTTATGTAGGAACATTAGCACATCCTTTAATATAAGGATATTCCTACTGGTTTCCAAACTTTGCATCATATAATTCATCAACTTTTGTGGATGCATCTCAGGTAGGTCTCTTGTAAATCGTTTTCCTGATATTGGATCCTCTACGTACCCCTGCTCATTAAATTGCTTCCAAAGTTTAGCAATGTACTTCTCGATCTTATCGAACACCTCAAGAAAGGCATACTCCTGAGGTATCTTACCATATATCGCATGAAAGTTAATTTGTTTTGCTTTTGCATACTCCTCCTCAGCTATTTCATCTTTTCCGAAATACAATCTAGCTAACTGTACGTGTGCGGACTCCTCTGTAAGCTCATATCCTATTTGCTCACACAGTAGCCTTAGGTGGTATCCATCAAAGTCCATTTCTACAAATACATCATTCTGTGGAATGATTGCTTTTCTAAACTCAGGTGCTTTTGGTATTGCTGCAAAGTTGACTGAGTTGAATGTATTGGTTGGACGTGAGGTATTGTTGTATAGGTTGTATGAAGTATACGCTATATTGTCCTCAATATTATATACTGGATTGTTTGGTTTGAATAGCTCGATGAATGATTGGTACGTAACTCTTAATCCTGCTCTCTCTATCATAAAAAATACAGAAGTGGCTGTCTTGTTGTAGAAGTCAAATCCATTTGGTATTGCATATTGCAATATGCCTTTTAGTGCTTCGTAGTTATCCTCACATCTCTCAAATAACTTTGCTAGTGGAATGATAACGTTTATGTCTTTGAAATGTGCAAATCGACTATAGTACCAAGTACATGTTGAATTTAATCTTGGAAGTTCTAGTCTATTGTAGTTTGTCATTGCATATAGCAACGATATATCTGTTACTGCAGGTAATACAAAGTGATACATCAACTCTTTCTTGTTGAACGTAAAAAGTGTTGTGTAGTGTTTTAGTATGTCGTAGACACAGTCTTTGCTAACGTTTAGTCCTTCATCATGACATATTGGAATAATATAGCCCTCTGGATGATCTAAAGGTCGTAAGTACACTGCTACGGTAGTTGTAAGTAGTGGGTGGTAGTTATCATTTGTTGAAATGACTTCTACATATCCTCCTTTCCTGCCTAGATTTTTTAAGAGCTGAATTTGCTCTGGTGTTTCTATTATATAAAACATTTGCTATAACCTTTATTACAATATAACAAAAAAGACCTGCGTAAGCAAGCCTTTGTGTGGTTTATTTGTATTGATTATTATAGTAATCTGGGTTTCCTGATGATTCCTCTGTTTCTGCTTTAATTTGTGCTACTTTTGCAGGATCTGTTATTAAGTTACTATCTTTTACTGATACTAGCAAAGGTGGTTGTTCTCCTGGTTGTTCTCCTGGTCCTTTTAGGTGGTACACAGCTCCTTTGCCCCTTGGCTTTTCATCACTAAGTATGTCTCCTTGACCAGACTCATCATCACTATCGTACCACGACTCAAATGTAACTGGTCCGTTTCCACTATCTAAGTACTGCTTAACTCCTTCAATAGCTGATTGCATGTTTGGATATTTTGCTTGGATTACAAATAAAGTATCTTCATCATAGATACCCCCTCCATACAATACCTCTTGACCTTGTACTTCTTCCTTAATCATTTTAGAGTTAGGTGTTAACTTGTTCTCTACTAGAAATCCTTTTAAATTAAAATTGTTCATAGGTGTTTATTTTTTTATTTGCATAAAGATACCCAATTAATACCTTAGTTGCAACTTTTTTTGGTTATTTTATTTTCTAGTATCGAAATTCGCTTTTCGTGAATTGTCTAACTGTATTGTTGGATCCTCTTCTATTATAGTTTGTGAAGTAGTAGCTTGTTTGTCTACGACCACTGGTTCCTGTACTAGGTATTTGTAATCTGTTATAAAAGTAGAGATACCTGGTACTTGCTTTTCTAAGTCCTGGATTGTTCTTTTGTTTCTACTTTCTGCTCCTTCGTACTTATACTGACCAAACATCTTATCCTCTGCAGGTCCTTTTACAATCCAATCTACTTGTGCAAATACTCTATTAGGTAATTCTTTTTTTGCAGCATTGTAGGTTGGTTCGTCTACTTCCTGGATCTTGCTATTAACTTTGTTTTGTAGGAAGTACCTTTTGGCAACTCCTGAGTCTGTTTCTCTCTTTGTTAGCTTTCTACCAAATAATCCTGCTGCTAAACTAGCTACAACTGGTAGTAGCTTGTTTACTGTAGCGGCACTACCTACTACCTTGGTTAATTCTGCACCGTTATCTTCAGGGGTCTTTCCTGCACGGTACTGTCCTCCGTATATCTCAATGTAGTACCCTTTGTACGGCTCCTTATCGAGTGTCGTTACAAACTCGCCACCGGTAGTGTGCTTAGCCTTTTTGTACTTACCTTTTGGTACGTAGTTATGTTTGGTATCGCTTTTTGGTACTGTGTTAGTTGCCATGTGTATTGTTATGTGTATTTTTTTACAGCTTCTATGTATACTTTGTAGATATCTGCAGGGTCAAAAACTCCTCCCTGTCCTCCATATCTTGCTTCTCCATTCCTATTTACCAAACTAGCCCATACTGCATAATTTCCATCTAAGAAGGTAAGGAAGCCTAGGTTCTTGTTTACGTCAATTTTATTAGAACTTATCTGTTCTTTTGCTACTTCGAAACTATTTTTAACAGCAGTTTGTTTTTGAACGAGATTCCATCCTCCCAAATCTTGATTCGATTTATTAAAGCTACTAAGTTTTAGACCTTTCCAAGTAGATGTCAGGAACTGGTACCTTCCCGCTGCACTACTAGCCAATGTTCTACTAAGTTTAACCACTTTATTAGGATGCCCTAATTTGTAGTCCTCTGTCCAACCTGGTAATTGTTCAAATCCAACTAGTATATCGTATCCATTATTTCCAACCGCTGCTGTACCCTCTGTATAGGCTATTGTATCTAAAATAGGTTTTGCATGAATTGGTACACTATCACTTACTTTTCCAAAAGAAGCTAGTTTTTTTGCTGATGTTGGAGCTGCTGTTCGTATCCCTCTTTTCTTATTTGTAGAGAATCCTTGATTGTTCTGTGAAGAAGTGAGTGTTGAGTTTGTCTTCAACTTACCCTGTAGTACCATAGTTTGAGCTTTTAGAGTTGTTGTCCACCTATTACCTGTAATAGCATGATCAACTCCTGTTACAATAAATCCTACAACTCCATTATACTTTGCAGGCATGATAGCATCGTTAATTCTAAATGCCTGTCCTATTTTTATTCCTGAGATTCCGTCCATCTCTAGATTCATTTCAAATGGAATGATTCCTGCAGGACCTGCTGTTTTATTGTTTGCACTCTCTTCGTTATGGTTTTGTATGTAGGTTGTTGCAAAGTAGTTATACTGTGTCTTTGCTAAATCTATATTCTCTCTATTGTATTCTCCAGTACTGTTGTAGCATTTTGCTAATGCTTCGTTAATAGTATCCCTTCTTGTTTGTTGCTCACTATCTCTCAACTTAACAGGATCGGTTTCTGCTGCTGCTTGTTTTTGTGCTAATGCAATTCCTGCTGAAAAGCTACCAGCATTAACAGGTGGTGTTTCTGTTACTGGAAATCCTCCTACCTTGATTTTTTTTGTTCCTAAAATCCTATCAGTTAATCCCTCATTCCATCTTAACAATGCCTCAGCCTCTAATCCTACATCAGCTGCTCCTGCTTGTGCAGAAATGGCAACCATAGTTGTTAGTGCAGGAGATAGCTTAGTTACAAAGTCAAACTTAGTTACTGTTGATTTTAATCCTGTTACATTTAACGTTGATACATCCTTCTGCTCTACTTGAGCATTTCGGTCTACTATGTAGTAGGTAAATTTGCTTTCATCGTAGTACAGATTAATATCATTGATTCCTCCTAACACATCATTCAGTTGTGCAAAGATTGGAGCAAATAAATTGTTCAACGTTCTGCCCTCTTTAGGTCCATGTATCAAACTATCTACTACTCCTGATAGGAATGCAACGTTCATTTGGATATTTAGTATCTCATCTGAAGATCCTTCGTGAGCTGCATAGAGTGGGTTATATACGTTCTCTGGGTATGACCAGTTTTTTGTACCTGGTGATATTAGAATGCATACTCCTGGGTCTACTGATGTGTGGAATTTGAACGATCTATATCTACAGAACGGTGTAGTGCTACTTCCCTCTACCGGAGCTATGTCTGTGTTGAGTCTGATGATACTCTTATCATTAGTGTCTACCAATCCTACTCCATTCAGTATTTCACAAAACGTACGTAGAGATATGTAAGTAAACTCTAACTTACCATCTGACGGAACTAGCGTTGCGTCTGTTATACTATTAAAGAACAACTTAGCTACATCCATCTGAGGTCTTCCTCCTAACTTTAAGTACTTACCTGCAAAGGTACTGTACTCCTTCTGTACACTGTCCCATACTTGTCCAGGTTCCTGAGTTCGTATGGTCTTTAAGATAGACTGGATTACTGTAGCTGGTGCTGTCTCCGTACTGTCTACCGTAGCTTGAGTAGTTAGGGAAGGGGTATCCATGTCAATTGTCAGTGACTCCATAATCTCCCCTATAGACACTAAAGTGGTAGTACAATCGTATCCGCCATCCGGTCTAAAGCTCCATGAGAAGTTCTTAACAAATCCTAAGATACCATCATAGTTACATGAACTACTTTCTTTTAAACTCTCAATCTCTTTGTATATATCCTCTTTCGATGCTTTACCGTTAAAGAATGTGCTTACTGTTTGAGGTGTTTTATCAAAAACTCCATTTCCTTTTGCTGCAATACTATGTCCCCATTCAAGCAATGCTGTGAATCCTGGTCTCATGTAAAGTAGCTCAAGTTCCTGTAACTGAGATACATCCCAACAGTTATATGTAATTGTTGCTTCTTTTAGTACTCCAAATCGGTTGATCGATCTTACAGTAACTCCTGTAATACCTGGCATTGGTCTAAATCCTCTACCTGTCGGTCCTGTTGATGTATCGTAACTGTTTGTGCCTGTTCTTCCTAAAATTCCTCCAAGAAGTACGTTAGCTTTAGCTAATTGAGTATATCCGTTTATATTTACTCCTGATGATAGTTTAGCCCAACCTGTTCTACCTGCTAGGTATAACAAGTCATCGTTAGTTCTAGCAGTCTTGTTAAATATGTGACTCCTAACACTTAACTGGTTAATTACCTTATCATCAAAAGGTCCTCCTATAACTTTTCCTCCAGCCATATTATTTATTAAGTTGTCTAAACGAATTTATGATGTCCTCTACATTACCTGGTACTCTTAACTGAATTCCTGGTTCGACGAATAGTGATGCTCTTTCTGAGTTGTTTGCTGCTGCAATAATCCACCATAGGGTACTATCATTGTAGAACTGCTGTGCTAATGTGTCGTAACGATCTCCTCCTGTTGTGATGATGTAGTAGTCTGCTTCTGAATTGGGTACAGCAGGGTATATTACCGTCTCTCTGTAGGACTTGCCTTGTTTAGATTGTGTTACTGGTATGTCTTGGTATCTTATCATATACTTAGTCTAAGAAGTAGTTTGGCTTTCCTAGCTCAGATGCTGTAAATAGTTTATTCTTAATTCCTGTTGTTGGAGTGAATGTATGAATTGGTGTAAAATCTATACTACAATCCATTACCATTGGTAACTCTTGCATAGTTTGATCACCTTCTTTTTCTGGCTCATTCATTGCAATTTCCCAAGGATAGTCTATATTCCAAGTATAGTTCACACTATTAAGTACTCCTGGTTGCTCATACACGTAATCTCCTACTGTCATTTTAGTAAGGGTCCCTCTCATAAACTGTCCACCGTCTGCGTAAGTTGGTGCTGTTGTAGATGCTAGGTATACCATCTTTCTGTAGATACTCTTCATCTCTGCCCTTGTAGCTGCAGCTATTTTGAAAGATAAGGTAATTTTTCTTTGAAAACCACCATAGATTTGAAAATCCTCTGCTCTACCTAAGTACTTAACCGGATTCCATTGTGCTGAGTAGTTATCTGCAAAGGAGTCTAGGTAGGCTCTAAAGTACAGTACCTTCTCACTCTCGTCTGGTGTTATTACGTGAAATCTAAATTTTACAATGTCTCGTCCTACGGTTTCTCCATCTACTTTATAATTCTGAACATCTAATGCGTTTAGCTTATCAACCTCAGCTTGGTTTATTGTATCGCTTTGTATCCAATACTTGTTAGATCTTCTCGCATCTTGATAGTTTGCGTCAGTACTTATTGCTCCTTGATCTCCTAAAGTAATTCTAAGTTCCTTAGTTACGTTTACGTTCTTTGAGCCTACTCGACTCTTCTGTTGAGTGTATGTTGAACCTTCACTAGACTTATCTTGTATATCCTGTAATATTCCCTTAGGTCCGTGGTAGTTCGATACTATGTTATCTACTGATCTTCCTAATTTACCTGGAGCTATTGTAGTTTCTCTAGATGTCTCGTTATTGATTGAACTGCTTGTAGGTAGCTCTATTACTCCATCTGGAATCTCTGCTGTTCCGCCTCCTGTTATTTGAGTTACTTTTTGTGGCTGTGTAACTGAAATAATGCTACCATCCTTAGCTAGTTCAGAACCTCTTAAAGGTGGTAATACGTCTTCTATTTTTTTATTTGGAATCTCGTTCCAATTTTTGATTCCAAAATTACTTGTACGAACAGGTGCATTATACTGAAAGCTGCTACTTACATCTAGTAAGGCTGATTCTACAGTACCTACAATTTCCTGTCCCTTAATAGCAGAAGGTGCTCCCTCTACTCCACCAGCTCCAAAGAATGATGCAAATTGTGAGAATTGGTTTCCGTTTGTTGGCTGTAGATATGTATCCCTTCTAAATCCTCTTAAGAAATGGGTACCTGTTCCGTTTACTGGAACTTGAGCAATAGTTGATCCAACTACCTTTACCGTAGTAAGGGCTGTACCTCCTAACTCTTTTAGTAAAGCTCCCGCAACCGACTTTCCACTCTTTCTGGATTTTTCAAATCTATCTTGAACTCCTACTTGTTTAAGTAAAGCCTCGTTTGATAGGTGTGCTAAACCTGGACGGTCAACAAGCATTTGAGCAATTCTAGATAAATCATCTACACGCTTAGTTGCTTGCATACCGGTTTGGTTACTAGAAGGAGCATTGTTAATGTCCTTAGTAACGTACGGTTTATCGTTTCCATAACGTAGACTTTTTAAGTCCGTTTGGAGAGTAAGAAGTCCTTTTGACATTTGTTAAGTTTTATCCTGGAAGGTTATCCATGTATTTGTCAGGTGTTAATCCGTCTAGATCCAATTGTGATGGAACTGGGAATACCCCTGTTTGGTTTGGATTTCCGTTGATCGAATACTCTTTATGTAGAGTTGATGTAGGATCACCTTGAGGTGTTAATCCTGGAGTCTGTCCTGCTAATCCTAAATTCGAGCTTGGTAATAAGTCTATTAATCCCATGTTATGTATTTTTGTTTATTATAAATAGGTTACCTAATTGTTTGCTATCCTCCTACAGTGTATAGGTTCTGTCCTAATACTGAGTTTACTTTTTGTCCATCTAAGTGAACTGGTTTTCCTTGTTTAGTTGCTGCAATAAGTTCTCTTAGTAGTGAAACTACTTCTCCACTATCTCCTCCTCCGCTATTGCCTGCTAGGCTAGTGCCTCCCATAATAATATCATCTTTTCTGAACTTAAGTGGTTTTTGACCTGGACGCATAATGAAATCCTCTGCTACCTCTGGTCTTTCACCAAAGAACATATCTCCTAGTGCATCACCTGCCATTCCTCCTGCCATTCCTCCTGCAACGGTTCCTACTCCTGGTAAAAGTGCTGATCCACCTAGTCCTCCTAAGAATGAACCTCCTCCTGATAGAGCAGCTCTTCCTACAGATTCCATATTAAATCCTCCATCTGCAAATTCCATTCCGGCACCAAGTAGTGCTCCTAACATTGGAATACGCTTAAGTCCTCCTTTTGCTAATCCCTTTAGCATACTTCCTCCACCTGAGCGTCTTAATGCTCTTGCCATTACTTTTGGATTCTTAACTAAAGTCTTAAGCTGTTTACCTATACCTGCACTCTTTCCTCCTCCTAGTGATTCAGCGACATCTCCTATTGCTGAGGATCCTCCTCCTTCTCCTCCGCCTCCTACTTCTTTGGTGAATATAGGTCGTTTTTCTGTCTCACCTGGTTTACCTGATATAAGGTTCTTTACTCCGTTGATACCTATCATAACAGCGGCTGCACCAGCGATTGCTGCTGCGGCTCCTCCTGCTAATCCTACTAGGTATTTTACTATTGGATTTTTGGCCATAGTCTCCAATAGCCCACTTATTAAGTTTGCTGCTGACTCTAATGGACCTGCGATCATAGATTTGAATGACATAGTCAAACTATCTACCGATTTGTTTATTTTTCCTTGGGCATCTAATTGCTGCTCTGCTAGAGTAACGTTCTCTCCTCTAAGTGCTAGTTTTTCTAGTTCTGCAGCTTTTTCGTACTCTCCGTTTGCCTTAAGCTGGTCTAATTTTCTAGTTAAATTAGTTCTCTCACTAACTCCTAGTTTTTCTAACTGCTGTGCTTTAACTAATGAATTAGCTAATTCATCTGTAGATAATCCCATAGACTTAGCTAACGCATCTTGTTGGAGTACGTTCATGCTCTGGAACTTGGCTAGACCTCCTGTCTGCTTTAACATTTCTGCAGCGGCTTCTGCTGTCTTACCCTGTAGGGCTAGTGCTCTTGCTTTTTCTAAGTTAAGCTCTTGACCTGTTAGTAATTCTGCTTCTAACTCTGCTGAAATTGAGTCTTCAAAGTTAAGTAAACCACTAGCCATGTTCTTGGCTTGTTCTAGGTTGATACCTAATTTCTGAGTTTGGATTACTGCTTGCGCAATTAGAGTTGGGTTATTTCTATACTGTGCTGCTAATTGCCCACTTGTTTTTAATACCTCTTGAAGTACTTTTTTGTTATTAAGTACTCCTTTATTAGTCCTACCTACTCCATCATAGATTGCTTCCTGGGATTGTCCTGTAAGCAATGAGTATTCGTATAGCTTTGCGGACTCCTCTGCTGCCAATCCTGTAACTTGCATCAACTTAGCTTGCGTTGCTAATACGTCTGCAGAAAAAGTTGCTGATGTTCCTAAGGATTCGTTTAAGTTGTTATTTGCTGAAGTTAGGTCGTTGTAGTTTGCAAACAGATCATTTGTAGTCTGCTGCATACTCATAAACTCCATACTCAAGCCCTTAGCCTGTGCTGTGGTTAGTCCTAAGTTTTTTTGTAATTCAAAGGTCTTACTACTAAACTCTGTACCTATTTTATATAAGGTACTAAACGTTTTTAGTAGTAACCCTAAACTTACTAAAGGATCTGATAGGTTTTTCTTAAGGTCAGAACCTAGCTGCTTAAATGCAGCACCCATTACCTTAGTTCGATTAGTTCCCTCTTGTGCTGCTTTTCTCTGAGCTGCTGCTAGAGCACTTTCGGCATCTAGGAAGTTACCTAGTACAGGTATTTTTGCTATTCCTTTTAGTATTCCTCCGGTTACTCCTAAGTTCTTCTGTATTCTCTCTGCATAATTAAGTTGATCTGCTAATAGAGCATTTTGCCCTCCAATACTTTCTAGTATTTCTTGCTCAGCCTTAGCCTTCTGATCTTCCGTGATAAGACCAGCATTAAGTAGTGTATTTAAGTTTCTCTGTGCAGAGAGTTGTTTTAATTGTAATACTTGTTGAGTTTTTTGTATATCAGCTACCTTAGCTGTTCCTTGTGCAAGTTTTAGTGTATTTCCTAAAATTGCTTCAGAACCTCTAGCTATCTCCCTAATACTCTTAGTTAGGTTATTGCCAAAGATTTGAGATACTCCCTGAGACTCTTCTCGTATGTCTCGTATGGCATCCTTAATAGATCCTGATAACCTATCAGATATGCTTAATAGCTGATCTTCAAGATATCCTAACTCTTCGTTAACATCTTTTATATCTTTTCTAGGATCTGTAGTAGCCATATAGTGTATCTGTTTTAGTTATAAATAGCAAAAGGCATCATTTTTTAGACGCCTTTGTACTATAACTGGGTGATATTGCTTTAGAAACTACTTCTGGTGGTGATATTTTATTTTTCACAGACTGTGGTAGCTCTTCTTCTGTATTGTTTTGTTGTTCAAAATACTCCTTCATAGTGTTGAAGGTGAATCTTCTTAGCCAGATTGGCATGTTGTATACTGTTTCCCAACTGTAACCTCCATTGCCATTGAACACTATTTCGTGTATCTGTCTATATAAGTAGGTCCTATAGTCCGGACTCAGGCCAAAAAAAGCTCGTAGTAAACTGAACATTGACGTCCTCCTCAACGCCATCTGAGAATTCATACCTGATTTTGGTATCCATTCCTGGGTTTATCTTGTTGTAGTATTCTCTGAATGCTTTTGAATCTCTTGATAAAAATGCAGTATCTACAAACTGTCTTACTACTGATCTTTCGTAGTTTCCGTTTACTGAAAGTATCATGTACTTAAGACGTGTTGTTAGGTCGTGATTGTCATTTTTATTAAGTTTTTTCAATCCTGCCAATTCAGCATCGATATCTTTATCGTCCTTTTGTGTTAGGAGTTTGAAAGTGATCGTGTTATCTGTATGTGGTAATTTAAACTCAAACTCATTCTTCCCCTTAGTCTTAATCAACGTAATGTCTAGTTCCTTAGGTTTTAGTTGTGTTAAGTCAACTTCCACTACTTCTCCTGCATAGCCAAAGCTATACTCTTTTCCATATCCCAATATACGTGCAGCCATCATAATAGCATCCTTATCTCCTAGAAGTAGGTCATTATAATCTACCTTAGATACTATTAACGATTGTAGTAGTTTGTCGATAACTACGCCCTGTTGTATGTAGTTTTGGTTTGTTAAGATATCCTCTTCCCTAGCAGTCATGTACTTAATCTCAACTTTTCCTGATGATAGTTCTGAGTCTTTTGGATAAAGTAATCCCTTTGAAGGAAGCTCTACCATTTCGGTTGGTAGGTTAAATTTGTTTTCCATAAATTTTATTTGTTAGTAACTAGTTCTATATATAAATATACATAGAATGATTTTATAAAACAACAAAGCCTGGATAAACCAGGCTCTACTCTATCTTCCAGCCTTTTTTAAATTGTCCTGGGTTGTTCCTATGTCTGTGTTGCAGTGTTGCGTAAGCTATCCCTATTTGATTAGATATGTCTTGGTAGGATTGCTCTACATATGTTCTACCGTCCTCAAAGGTAACTGTGTACGGACCTTTTGATGCTAATTTTAACCCCCTATTTCTCTCTGAAATACTGTTTGATATTTTTGCTCGACCTTCTTCCGTTATGTCTGATTTCATTCCTCTAAATACTCTTGAGGAGTTGTTTATATTACCTTTTAGTGCTATCGATATTTTCTCCCTATGGGATATACTTTTTTCACTTTTCCATAGATCTTGCAGAATTCTTCTTGCTTCTCCATACTCCTCTTTTGTAATTTTCCTCTTACCGTCAAAGGAAATTCTATGAAAAGCCCATAGCATCATTTTTCCATAGATTGAATGTCCTTTCCAATACTCTGCCAGTATTTTATGAACTGTAAAGTGTTCTTCGGGAGTTAACAGTACCGTTGTCGATTTCTTATCAAAACTTTTAGGAACGATATGATGTGCCTCATAGTAGGTCCCTTGTCCTTTTTTTCTACCTTCTTTTATTACTTGTCTAATAATTTTAAAATACTCTTCCATAAAAAATGCCTATTTACTTTAATATAAATAGGCATTAGTTTTAAAAAGTAGTAATTTAGTATACGACTCTAATAGTTGAGAACACAGTAATCCATTGCTACTGTAATTCCTATCTCCACAATTCCGTCAGTAGAAGTCCAGTCGAACTGTCCAAAGTCACCTTTTGTTAAGAAAGCTCCTTTAATGATCCATTCTCCTACGATATCTCCTACAGGACCTAAGATGTTAAGTGTTAAGTCTTTTTTGTAGAAATCAGAATAACCAGCTCTACCAGTTACTGATTCATATCCTAGACGAGCCCATTCCATTACTGCTTGAGCCCCTGAAGGTGTGATTGGTGAGTAAAGAGTCATATCCATGTTCTCCCAGTTTCTTTTTCCTCTTATTTTTCTGTAAGAGTTAATGTGATCAAGTTTGATCTCTGAATCTGTGAAGTTTGGTGCTTTTACGTTTTTAACCATAAAAGCTGGGATATTATCTATATACATTACGAACCTGTGCTGAACCATTGGTTCGAAGGCTCTGAACATTATTTCGTTTGGATCTAATACTGCCATTTTATTTTTTACTTATTTAATTATAAATATCTATGTTTATCAAATCTTATCCGAAAGTAGCTCCTGTTGGTTCGATTACGAAATCTAATACTACATATTCAATTGTTTTAGCTGGTTGGATAAAGATCTGACCTACTAATTGGTTTCTGTCTACAACATCTGCTGTGTTGTTTGAATCATCCATTACAACTCTGTATGCATAAAGACCTTGTCTTTGTACTACTGATTCTAAGTAAGGATTTACTGTAGCTAAGAATTTGTTTCTTGTAGCGATAGTATTTTGTTCGAATACTAAGTTACGAGCTTGATCACCAATGAATTTCTTAAGTTCGATTAACAATCTTCTTACATTTACTCTATCTAATGCTGATGCTTTAGTTTGCAATGTTTTTTGTCCGAATACTGAAATACCTGTTCCTGGGAATGAAGCGATTGGGTTAACTTTTCCTGCGTAAAGAGTATCTCTTTCTGCTTTAGTTAATCTCTTCTCTGCTTGGATTACTCCTCCGATTCCTCCTCTTACTAGACCTGCTGGTGCAAACCATGGTGCTGAAGATGCATCTGTGAAAGCGTATACTCCTGGAATCATTGTTCCTGCTGGAACGTATTCGTTTTTACCTGTAGCTGATTGAACTTGTACCCATGGCCAGTAACTTGCTGCATATGAACTATTGATTCCTGCTGCTTCTGCTACTGCTAGTGCTGCTGTTGAACCTGTTGCAACTAAATCCACTACTGCGATACAGTCTCCTCTATCCTCTGCTAAAGCCACTACATTAGCCAATACTGTAGCTCCGTTTGGATTATCGTTGATAAGACCTGGTGCTGCAATAACGTTGAATTGGAAGTCGTCTTTGTTTGATAACAAGTTAACTGCATTTGTATAGTTAGCTGCTACTAATCCTTGAATGTTGCCTGATGTTCCGATTGAACTAAACAAGTTGGCTCCACCTGCTATAGCTCCAGATGCATTGTAGAATGAACCTGATGTTGCTTTTGGTAAAGATGCTGCGTAAGAAACGTTGTTCGCATCCACTCCTACACTTACTCCATCTGTTTTAATGTAGTCAGGTGTTGGATGATTAACTGCAGTTATTCTAATATAGTTTGATCTATTTGGATATTCTCCAACTACTCTGTTAGATGATACTCCATCATAGGTAACTGTTTGGTTACCAATTACTCTTTCTACATAGTTTGGAGAGTTTGGATCTAAGTCTACGTTAAATGTCTCTAAGATAGTCTTATTATTAGCACTATCGTCTCCCTGTCTAACAAGTAAAGAGAAAGTACCTTTGTCTGCATTTACATTAGCGATTTCCCATCTTACGTTCTCTTTTGATCCAGATACCAATGATCCATCTGAATTGATGTAAGTAGAAGCTCCAACTACTGCTGAAGTCTGTGCTAATGCATTGTTATAAAGAGCGCCTTTTCCTATAGTTTCGAAAGTGAAAGGTTGATCTATGTGAGTAGATGATGCTGATAAGAATGTATTTGCTGCTGCTGTGTATGATCCAGAAACCACTCTTGTTACTAATGCTGTTTGTCCTCCATTTGAGAAGTAATTCTTAACTGCAATAGAAGTCAAGAACTCATAGCTTTTAGAAGCTGAAAGGAATGTATCGCCGAACTTTCTTACATACTCATTATAAGATGTAACAACAGTAGGCTGATCATAAGGTCCTTTTACAGTAGGTCCTAAAAACGCTGCTCCTGCCGCAATTGGCTGTGGTTGTATAAACGAGATGTCATTTTCTCTTGAAAATACTCCTGGAGAGATAATTGATTCTGCCATGTTTTTCTAATTTGTGTTTAATTTAATATAAATATCTTGGGATTTTGGGAAACCCTTCACACTAGTTACAGGGCTTGTTCTCTACAATAAATAGGAAAGGAGAGTCGAAACCCTCCTTTTTATCCTATATGTACGTTTAGATTTATACTGCAGGTACTTCTTCTGCTGGTACTAAAGTAATCTCACCTGTTTGTAGGTTGATTGATCCTTTTCCGTAAGCCTCTTCTAAGTGTTTTGCAATCTCTTTCTCTTCAGCTACAACCTCTAACAAGAATGCCTCTACTGACTCTCTTCTTGATTTTAATTGTAATTTAGCCAATTCGATTTGACCTAATTCAATTACTGCCGAATGAGTTTTGTCTTGAACTTCTCTTACTTCTTTTAACTCTTTTTCTGTTAGTTTTTTTACTATTTCCATGGTTTTAATTTAATTTATTTAACATATATTTTTCTGCGTTCTTAATTCTATCACTCGTATCCTCCATACCAGTTAATATGACTGGATCAACTAAGTCTGGATGTACCCACCAATCCTCATAATTTGAGATGTTATTTGGTGCTATATCCGATACTACTAATTGGTATCCTTTTGATTGTAAATACTCTCTTGACTTTTCTCTATATGATCTAGTTACATCTGCATAGTAGTCGTGTTCGAAAGTAATCACTGCAAACCTGTACTTGTCTAGTGGTATCATCTTTAGAATATCCAACGTAACTGATGGTGGTTCACAATCTACTTGTAAGTAGTCGATATCTGTTGTATCGAAGTTCTCTCCAATAAATACGTCATAGTCTACTTTTGTAGCATCTGTTAGTACTATTTTGTTTGCTCTCTGTGCTTTAAACTTCTCTACCTCATGTGGTAGAATCTCTAACGATACTCCTGTCCAGTCGTAGTTCTTTTCAAGCAATGCTGTATTGTTTCCATGAAAAGGATCTGCTGCTCCTATCTCTAAGTACGTACCTTTTTTCTTACCATCCAACATCGATAGTATAAACATATCTTGGTATGTCTGAGAGTAGTTGCTTACAATCTTATCTGAGTCTTTGAATTTGAATCGTAAAGATGAGTGCATCGATGATGTATATCTTAGGAACGGATCTGGTCCTGATCCTAGTGATGTGATATTGTTTTGTACTAACTCGACGTATCTTGGATTCATACTACCTCTCTGTAGAACTAGCTCCTGCAATAACTCCCTTGCCTCCATTGTTCTACCAATCCACCAAGCAGCTACTGCTTTTTGGAAGGTTAACATATAGCTTCCCAAGTAGTCCGCATCTAGTATGCTTGGTTGTGAGTGCCCATGTGTCAATCCCATACTTGCCATTACATATGCATCTTGCCACTCTTGTTTTGATTCATACCACATACTTAAGTATAGGTAGGCCTCAGGTCTTGTAGGATCGTTTGCTAATGCATTTTGGTAAGCATGTTTTGCACTATAGGGTCTTCTTCCCTGTTTATCGATACACTTTGCTACCCTAATTAATGCTGTGTAGGGTTCATTACTATATTCTGCACTTCTTAGGTAGAACGATAATGCTGATGAGTAGTCTTGTGTGTGTTCGTAGTATCTCCCTACTTGAAAGTTAAGTGTTGGATCGAATGGATTGTTAAGGTAGTCTGCAATCAACCCCTCTTGTCTAGTTTTACCTGTATACTCATTGTGCTCTAATCCTAAAAAGGTATTAAGGTAATCTACTGGTATCTCTAGTAGAAATGAAGTTGTATCCTGGAATGCGAATGTAACTAGCATTTTACCCCTATGTAGTGCTATTCCACAAGCAAACTCAATTCTTGCAGTCATGAACTTAAAGTCCTCAGTAACGGTTACGACATTCCAGTCCTTATCCCAAACTATGAACCTATGGTAGTATTGTCCATCCTTACGTCCATTCTCGTTGTTCCAAAGATCAACCTCATGTGTAAGTGCTATCCTATAATCTCCAAAAGGAATTACTTGTGATCCTCCTCTTACATCCCTAGCGAACTCCTTAGTATTTTCTTTAAGGATTACTGTCTCTGATGTGTTAGTAACTGGATCTACTTTAACGATCTCTAAAGGGAAAGTCCACTTAACGTAGTGGTACGGCATATCCACAATAGGCATCCAGTTTTTCTCACAATACGTATCTGCAGGTGGTTCAATTCTATTTCTAGTTACCTCTGCATTGTTGACTATTTGTGATAGTTCCATTCTACCTACCCCATTTGTTGTAGTGTCTCTCCTTACTCCTGAGTATAGTAGCTTGTTATCCCATTTAGTTATTCTAACATCCTCTAGTCCTACAAACTCCCAAAGTGGTTTTACATCCAACTTAGTTGTATCTACTTTTGCAGATGACACTATTTCTAGTGTATTTGGATCTAGTTTACATAGGTAGTTGGTGGTTGTAAGGGTAATATCATCCTCAGGGTTTAGGTACGCTAATGGTCCCCATTTACTTTGGAATTTCTGCTCACCTTCACTATGATACAGCATGTAGTTTATGTGTCTCAAGTTTAGGTAGATGTCGCCTCCCTCTACTAGAATAGATGGATTAATTTGAGGTAGTCCTTGGGTTTGAGAACTTGGAAGAATTAGAGGTTTAATAAACCCTCCATTATCTATGACCTGTTTACAAAAATTGTCTAACATATAACTTATTAAGTGTTTTTATATAATATACAAAACTATTTTACATTATCCAACCTGTATATTGAAGTTAATTACTGCTCGATGTTTTTTTCCGTAGAATGGTTCTACTGAGTGGACTATGTCGTATGGCCAGATGATTAGCATTCCCTTCTTAGGTCTTATGTAATATTTCATACCTCTGATGTGAAAAGAGAACACACCGCTATATGGATGGTCTTGAATTGGATCACCATCAGACAAGTAATATCCCCCTGAGAACATGATTGGCTTAGCTTCTTCGTGATGCCATCTGCAGTGGTTGTGTGCATTGTGTCCTCTACCTGAGTATGGGTCATAATATTGTAGCCAACTTTCGGTTATGGTAGGTTTGCTCTTTACTTCTACTTGTATTGATTTAAGTAGTTGTAAAAACCCTCCCTCTATTCGTCTTCTTATAACCTGTACATCCTCATCCGGATTATCTAAGAAATCATTTGGTGGAGTATAGAACCTACTTCCAATAGGTGGGAACTCATGATTCTCTACCCACTGATCTTGTCTGTCGTAACTTACTTGATAGGTAGATTGTCTCTCTTGATCATACTGCTGAGGTAGTTCCTGTCCCATTCTCTTCTGGGTATCTGTAAGAGTCTCTAATCCTAATTGGTATATCTTATCTGTTAGTACGTCGTCAAAGATTCTTTGATATACAGGAATTGGAGCTAAGTGGAATACATGCTCGTCTGCTGTTTGTATGAGTGGCTGTTTAAAGTACATACTATACGTGTTGAAAGTAGATGGTCTTATTTGGGAGTACCTTGTTAAGGTCTCTTTGAGTAAAATGGGTATCCTGCTTTGCACTAGCAACTAGTGGTTCAAATCTTAACGAGTACTCCTCTATGTTATTACAGTGCTGTTTTGCATACTGTAGAAATCCCATCTCCTCAATTGCTATATTAATATCGCTATTTTGTTTGAGTATACCTACTAAGGAATTAATGGAGTCGTAACTACTACAGTAGATAAATCCTGCATTTGGAGTAACAAAGGAATCTTGCCACTTATAGTGGAACTTGGTTAGCCCCTCATACTGCTTCTCTATGTACTGCTTTTCCTTTATTGGAATATCTAGCCACTGACTATAGACTTGCTCTTTGTAGTTAATAGGGTATACGTATAGTGGCATCTGAATACTATCTCTGCTTCTCAGTAGCTGATAGAAGTTGTCATCCAGCTCTCTCTCCTGTAGGCAGTCCCAATCTAGAAATACTACTTCTTTGAATTGAAGTACACCTGATTGAATTGCCCAGAGTTTAGGTAGCATGTATATGTCTGAGTTGTTTAAGTAGTCGTACTCGAATTCTCCCATATACTCACATTCAAATCCTAACGATTTTATGTAGTTATAGTTTGATTGGCCCCAAACATATACGTAGTCATCTAACTTAGATGTGTTTCTTATGTTAAGTATCTCATCCGAATGCCTCCCACCAAAGGCTGAGAGGTCTCCCCAATATGCTCTAATGAATCTCAATTGTGTTTGAAATAGAGGTTCTTATCTATCTTACTTCTGATATACGAATCCAACATTGCTTGTTCATTAATCCACCACTCCTCTGAATGTAGCTTACCTGCAATAGCTTTTGGTTCTACGTTCTGTATGTACGAATCTAAATCATATCCTAATTCTTTAGCATAACACATTACAGCGAACTCGTCAGGAACGCTTTCTAAATTATGTATATCACACAGTTCTAATAGTCTCTCAGTAATCTCACTATTTCTACAGTAAATAAATCCTGTGTTAGGAATAACGTAGTTAGTTCCAAACTCGTAAGAATGTAACTGTATCATTTCAGTTAACTTAATAAAGAACCTATTTGTTGTCTCTTGTTTAGTTTTCTCAACTAACCATCCTAAGGCATGCTTTGGGTATACGTAAAGTGGTACTTGAAGTTCAGTACCGTTACTTAGTGTTTGGTAAAAGTCTGAATCTAAGTTACGTAGTTTTTGGCAGTCCCAATCTACGAATATAATCTCTCCATACTCCTTAACTGCTATATCTATGCATTTTAGTTTGTGAATTAAACTCCTATAGTCCCAAAACGTATGATTAGATGCTATAGTGTAGTCATACGGCTCTTCTGAGATTAGTTTGCATTCGTATCCTAGTTGTGATATGTAGCTGTAGTT